CGAAGGGCCTCCTCCACCAATTCATCATGAAGTGCGTCGTATATCGGTCTTAATGCCGGATTTATTATATCCCGACCGGGTACGAACGTACCACCTTTTGTTCCGTGACCATATTGTATGAGGAGAACCAAGGGGGCTGATCCCGCCACCTGATTATTCTTCCAAATCAATTGGTAATAATTTTTATTACCCCTAACCTCATAAGACCAGCCGGCAGCCGTCTCGCCAGTATCTATAGGGGTGGCTTGGGCAAGAGCGGAAACTCCCAGTGCCCCATACTTTTCTAGTATGGATTTGGGATCGTATTTTTCTATCTTTTTAAGGAATTTAAATGTCTTCTTAAAGTCTGGGACTTTAGTTACTTTTATCATCCGCCACTTCTCGCTTTATTCATCATGTATTGATGTCTAGCCGCATCTGCCGGCGTCATCTTGTTCTTGCCAGAGGATTCTCTCTCTTTTATGTTACATATGTTTATAAGAACTAGCAATCGGTTGATATGCCACTTCTCACACTCATTCGGAATGGTAAATCGAACCATCCAATAATAGATTAATTCCGTAGTTACGATTGCCGCTGATCCATGCGCCCGTTCCTCCGGGTTAAATATAGTTGTTGCGGTACTAGGGTTAGCGATGTAATCTCGTATTTCCTTTCCGTAGTCTCGGTATAAAACAGCAGGCACATGGGGGGCTACCCTACCAATGATCATACAACTTATGTATGATAATTCTTGCTCGTGTGATTCTATACCTTTTACTTTGTTTTTTATTGGGAGAAAAGGCTTGTGCCAGATTGACTCCCACTTTGACATAGAGATTAGAGAATGCTCTAACTGAGCTTTCACAGGCTTTGACTCGAAAAAGGTGTTCTTCTCTGCGTCGTAAAACTCTTGTTCAGCTACATTTAATGTGAGCATTCTCTATCTCCGTTATTGCGCCTAGTCCGGGGACTGGGGCTCAATGAATGTCTTGGTTAGTACCCCATTGAAGAATTCAGAGGCCGTATCAGGATTCGTGGCCAACTGAGCGAACAGGGCACTATATGCCGCGGATGCTAGGAAGTCATCTACGACCTCCTGGTTCTTGACAAAGCGAGTACCGTCCGGGCTCTTGGTGCCCACAGACATCTGAATCAGTCTTTCGAACAGCTTCAGCATCTCTTCTGCGGCGGTATTCTCGTCGAAATTCTTGACATACTCACCCAAACCGGGTTCGAACTCGGCATCTAGCCGGGTTACTTCGACCTCGGTAAGATTAAAGTACCAAGTCTCTTCTGCGGGCTTGCCATCAAAACCGTTGAACTTAATTGTTTTCTTTAACACGTTTCAAATCTCCTATGTTATATAAAGGTTAATATTAGGTCAGAAGGGCGATCAGGGCGTCGGGCAGAGGTAACTGAGCGAGCGGAGTCGGGTCGGTACCGTAGATAACGTCCTCGATGGCCGTCAAGTTGCCGGCGGTCAGAATACTCTCATCGATGGTGATCTTGGAAACTGGCGCTCCAGTAGCGACTGTCGTTGGTGTCGACTTAGCCTCAAAGGTCATAGTCATAGCTTCTGGTGAATCGTTGATGGTGGCGCGTGCGACCTCTGAGGGTTGCGCGATCAAACCATAAACAAGGTGAAGCTTGTAGTTAGCTTGCTGCCCGTCGGCATCGCTGCCGTAGTACGAACGGTAAGCGAGACCAAATGATACTCGCTGCTGTTGACCAAGGATAACACCAGGATCAGTGGAATCTTTTGCCATTCCCAGGCAAGCCAGGAATTCTTCGGGGAAAGTATAAGCTTCGATTGATATATCGAAGGTTTCCACTGCGACCAACGCCGAATACTTCGCGTTGTTGGCCCAGAGGTCGGTAATTTCGGCGCCCGAGGGTTTCTCGGTGACGTTGATCAGACCTTCCCAGGATACCCCTTCAGGGTAGAGCCCGGCGGCCTGAACAAACAAAACGCCACGGTCAAGGCCGGATTCGAATTTCTTATCCGCGGCCTCGTTCCAGGTTAATAGTATAGCCATGATTTAATACTCCTATGTTGTATGGACCGATACGATAAAGACATCGTGGACGAGATCGTTAGTCGTAAAACTATTATTACTAACGACAACAACGCCGGGCAGTGAATATATCGATCTTGTACCGGTGTAACCCGGAACAGGACTAATGAACATCACTTGAAACTGCGTCCCAATGGTATATGGGCGGTTGCTGGCGTAACTCGCTTCTTCTATCTTAGGTTCGTATGTCACACACGGGTATGTGAGTTTGTGATTTCCTGAGGGTCTAAATATAACAGTTAAGTCTGGGAACGTAGCCTCAAGACCGTTCTGTAAAACTAGACGTACTTCTTCTTTATCCATTGTATAAACCCCCCAGGGTTAATTGAATACGAGGCGGCATATATTCAATGTCAACAACCGACCATCGCCGATTCTTCCACCAAATATATACAACCTCGTTTATGTCTACTGTCGAGCTTTCGGGGGGAAATATACTCAGGATGTGTTTTGCGCGGGCATCTCGGGACTTCATGTTGGACCATCGTGCGCTATCGCGACGAATCGTACCAACAACTTCTATCTCCTCGAACTGTTCTTCAAAAATTCCAGCAGATGTCTCTTCGGACCCACGCGCGATCCCGATTTTACCCGAAAATCTCATCGCTATGCAGTCTTAGCTGTGACTAGCTGAATAGCAATGGCGCTCTTCGGATTGATCAGCGCACCGGAGACGCGAGTCTCGTACAGGTACTCGTACTTATTGAAGTTCAGATCGAAGTCGTCAAAGAAGGCTGTTTGGCCCCCGTTGTCGGCGCCGATGACGTAGTCCTGCAGGTTAACGACTACGCCGAAAGTGGCAATGTCGTAAGTGCCCGCGGGGATAGCCGCGCCATTCTGATCGGTACCAGTCGGATCAACTACGCTCGTAGCTTCCAAACCAGCCATAACCGGAATCTCAACAATCTTGCTAACGCGCATGGCAGCAGCCAGGGCTTGCAGATTATCATGGATTCGACGGCCAGTGGTGTCGCGAACCAATAGCATCCTGCTGACCAGTGCGGGTTGGCAGAACAACGTTGGGCCGCCGGCGCCGCGGTAATAAGTCTGTGAAGCGGCTACGTGATCGACCATTTGGAGTATTTCGGTGTCATCGAAAAGCACCCAGTCTTGCTCGTTGCTTGGGTCATTAAAGATGGCTTTATGGGTGTAAACATCGGCGTCATTGTAGATCGGACGCACGTTTGCCTTCATAATCGCCTCAGCTCCGGTGTCATTACGACCATCGCCAATAAGAACTGCGCGAGCGAGCTCCTCTTCGAGCATCATACGCATCTCAGCCTTCAGCCAAACTACAACGTTGAAATCGGTGATGTCCAGGACGTCGTCCCGATCCAATTTCTGCAGTTTGTAGATGGTTTGGGGAACTGTGGTCCTTTTCAGTACCGCGATCACCTCTTCCACCTTCTCGTCTCCCGTGACATAACCCTTCGCGCGGGCGTCTGCACCAGAGATGTCTGCGTACCAGCTCTTGATACGGCTAAATGGGCGGGGTCGAACACCGTTCAACACTACCCGGACCCAACTCTGATCGCGATCAGCGAAGTACTGGGGTCCACCCGGCTGAACAGCTCGGGCATCGGGGAACATATAGTCAACATCGGTAATACTGTGACGAATTACGTCGTCACCAACTTCCTCTTCGCTGAACAGCTCGCGGAGCGAATGCGCACGATGAGCCTTGGCCGACTGGAGGATATTCATTACATTTTCGTGAGCTACCGGGTCTCTTTCCTGGCCGGTGTTCTCGAAAGGGTTGTAGTTTTTTGGCATGTCTGAGTCTCCTTGTGAGATTGATTCTTCGGGTTCTTCTGGTTCTTCCGGTTCTTCTTCTTCTGCATCGCCACTTTCGGCTAGCGTTCCGGCCAGATATTCAACAACATCTTTCTGTTTATCAGTGAGCGTATCAAATATCGCCCCCAGATCCTTGCCGTCTTCAGCGTCTTTAGCGTCTGACGAGGGGAGTGTCTCTCCCGTCAAAGCACTGTGTAGAACAACATCAACAACCTCTCTCTGTTCTGCGGTTAAAGTCGCGAGAAGGTCCGCGAGGGTTTCATCCTCATGAGAGATAGTCTCGTCTTCGTCAGACTCGGTCTCTCCTTCGGGCTCAACGGTCTCTTCTTCAACGTCCTCAACTTCTTCCTCTTCTTCCTCTTCGGCCTCTTCGGCCTCTTCGACTTCCTCGACCTCTTCGACCACTTCCTCTTCTAGGGCGAGATCGATAGGGATTCCGGAATGAATAATTAATCCATCGTGGACTAATGTATCCGGATCTAGGGGGTCGTCTGAATGGCGAATAACTTCGTCAATCCTTGCGCCGGGGTTCATACCCTTAGGAACAAGGCTGACTTCTCGAATCACGCCGGAAGTTACCGATTTAGTAGCAACCACACCGGGCGCTATCTCAAACCGGCCCACCGTTTCGACAATTTCGTTTGCCCAGATGGACAAACCTTCAATCGTCCCATCGTGTACAAGCTCTTTCGCCTGGTTACCTTCCTTCGTGTTAGCAAACTTAGCATTACCTCTTACTCCGAGGGGTGACCCTTCGTTACGAGTTAGATTAATTTGACCTAAGATGTTCGTGATGTCGCCGTGTCTATGGCGCCATACGATCGGCACTGTTTCGCCTTCTTGATGGGCAAAAGCATTATCTCTAATAACTCGTCCGTCGTCACATAATACCTCATAGGCCGTGGTAATGCCAGAAAAATCATACTTTTTTGGCATCTGGTGTTTTACTCCTTTTCATTGGGGTCGACTTCTTGTCCTGGTTCTTCGCCAGGTAAACCCTGGTCCGATTTGTTGAGATTCTTATTCCTCAACTCGTCCGCATTTGGATCATCGCTAGCCACAAGGCCAATTTCTGCCCTAACTTCGTTAGAACTCATTATCTCATTACGAGTGAGTTTGTCGGCAGCATCGGCTATTTCACTAAGCGGTGCCATTTTGAATAAATCTTGTATCGGCTTTATGATGTTCCCACGCTTGATAGCTGACCTGCTGAAGAATGACACAGTCATGCCTTCGGCCAATGCCCTTAGTATCGGGAAGAGGGTCTTGTTATTGTATGCAAGCATTTCCTCTTGCGACGCGGTCCCCATGAAGACAGCAGGGGTTAGACCCAACTGACTATGGAGACTCTCCGTCAAACTCTCTACCGTTTGCATCAAGGTATTAGTTACCGGTCGATTTAACTGTGTAATCTTCTCATTGCCATCTATGTAGGCAATACCATGGGCACTATCATATAACTGCTCCTCTAACTCTTCTAGTCTACGTGTAGCTTCCGCCTTCTTTCGAGGGGTACTAGCCATATAGTTCATCTGAAGAATCAGATCCAATTGCGCACTATACAGTCGGCCATCGGCCTGGTCTAGTAGTGCCAGCTTATCAATCAAACGTTTCATTGTTGAATTGGGCTCATTCATAACCGCATACAGCGGGTTAAGAATGATTGCCACATAAGACTTCGGAACAATGATAGACGTTCTCTTTCCAGCTGACTCGTTATAGACCTCTACCTTGACGCTGTAATTGAACCACTCAGACACAGTCCCGACCCTCATAGAAAGTATGTCGTACTTCCCAGTGCTTGGATGGTCGCTTGTTTCTGTTGGAAACAGAACCGCGTGTCCGTAATCAAGCATAGTCATTGCGGCATCCTGTATGAAGGCCGTTCCTGTTTGATCAATGTTAGCTGCTAACGCAAGTCTATCATTGAGTTCGCTTTGTTTGATCGAGAGGAACTTCCCTCGTTGATCAACCTCAGCATGTCTGAGTGGTACATTCGCAACATCTATAGCTATTCGTGTTTGTATTGGCGCCAATACGCTCGTTGTCGAGTCATATGACACCCGATAACTACTTGATGCTACTGGAACATAACTGGTAACCATGTCGTCGTTTTTGATGCGGAATGGTTTACCCTGAAGAACCTTGTATGCCGATCGTGCTCTATCGAATAAACTTGGCATGTGTCCTCCTTGCCGGTTAAGGCTTACCCTTCAGGTTATCTATCTGAAAAGAAACCTCTTTGATTACCGTCAAGTCGTTGCCAAGAATACCGTCATATATACCCTCAACGAGTAAATACCTTTTGGCAGAGCTTCCGGCTAACGCCAGATCATCGCCTTTCAGAACGATCGTGATCGATTGTGCGGCGGGTATGGAGACTTCCGTTTTTCCATTGACTGGTTGCCCACTAGGGTCCATTAAACTCCAAACAGGAGCAGCCTTTGGGATAATCGGAACGTCGCCTTCTGGTGTCTTTTCAACGAAGTCGCACCTAATGCCGAACGTACCCCCTTCGGGGGCTCTCTCGTCGAGATGTGTACTAGGCATTGGTGTCTCCCTTTATTATACTGCGTCAGGTACGCCGAAAGCGAACTGAGCGAGCGTGAACGTGTTGCCACTTGTAACATCCTGGGCTGAGCCAAGTAGACCGGTGGCCAGAAGTTCTGACCCCGAAACTAAAGCCCAACTGTCGACATTACCAGTTCCGGTGACGTCACCGTCGGTAATTGCTGTGATAACACATTCCCGACCACCGCCGCCACGATCGGAGGGTTCGGCTATTGTTGGCGTTGGCTTATTGCCAAGCGTATAGGTGGCATTCGCCTCCGCGTAAGTGATACATTCTTGGCTTGTGATGTGTAATACTGTAACGCTATCCTGAACATAATTCAGAAGAGCATCAAATGCTGCATCTGGTAGAAATGGCATGTCTAAACCTCCGTGATTACATTAATTTCAATATCTGGGTATACGGCGTTAACTTCCGCCGTAGGATAAACTGCGCTAAATAAGATATCTGGTGGATACTCAACCAGGTATATACCCGTTTCTGGTATGCCCATAACGGGCGTTGTTAATATCCCTTGCGCGGTTATGATGTGAATCTGACCGAGCGTCGGAACACCAAGAATTGGTGAAACCGAGATATCCGGACTACTTAAGACGTGAATCTGCCCTATTACGGGAGTACCCATTTGGGGCGTAGTCAATATCCCATTAGCGGTTAATACGTAAATACTACTTAATTCGGGCGCATCAAGAACCGGTGTCGTTGAGATTCCGCTTGCAGTTAGCGAATGTATCTGTCCTAACGTTGGCGTATCAAGAACCGGGGTGGCCGTAATTGCAGTAGCAGTTAGGTGAATAATAACTGTTAATATCGACGTCCCTACTGTTGGGGTTGTAGATATGTCTGTGGCAGACAGCACGTGTGTCTGGCCTAACTCTGGGGTCCCCAATATGGGGGTTGCTGTAATACCCTGAGCAGATAAGGCATCCTCTCCTTCCGTACTTATAAGCGGGGTCCCCAACACAGGAGTTGCAGTAATCCCCGACGCCGATAAAACGTGTTCCTGTTCTAAAACCGGTGTATCTAAGACCGGTATAGTTGTAATTCCAGTAGCGGTCAGATTATGTATCTCTGAAAGCTCTGGTGTGTCTAAGACCGGAGTCGTCGCGATTCCGGTTGCTGTTAGATCGTGTCCTTGACCTAAAACAGGCGCGTCTAAGACTGGTGTGGTCGAAATATCGACTGCTGTGAGGTCGTGTTCTTGGCCCAACGCGGGCG